TCATATAGTTATATCCATTTCTTTGTTTTTTGGCACACCATTGGCACAGTTGCCACCAAAAAGCTGCTCTATTTTTGACTTCTCACGCTGCTTGTCCGCCAAGTCAATCCAGCGTGAATAGTTTTCAAGAAGCATCTTCATGGTGGTATGTCCCATCTGCCTGGCTACCCACATGGGATTAGCTCCGGACATGAGGTTGAGTGTGGCAAATGTATGGCGGGTGTTGTAGGGTTTTCTATACCTTACCCCCGCTATTTTTATTGCATGTTGCCACGGTCTCCATGGCACTTTGTCGTTCTCAAACGGGCTGCCGGTTTTCGGATTGATAAAGACGTATCCGCCCGCCAGCCCTGTCTTCTGCCATTGCCTGCGTAAAGCTCCCAAGGCGCGGCTGTTTAGCTCTATATCGCGGTAACTGTGGGTCTTGGTACTTTTCAGCTTGCCGGCCACAGATGCTTTGTTTACGCGCACGGATTGCCGTGCAAAGTCTATATCCTGCCAAGTGAGAGCTAATAGCTCGCTGGTACGCATGCCGCTGAAAAATGCCAGTTCGAAGTAATTATGAAACACGGGCTCATTTTTCAGGTGGTTTAGGATGGCTTCTGCTTCTTCGAGCGTGAACGGGTCGGGCGGCTCTTTCTGCACTTTGGCGTTGGCCAGATGTTGGGCGGGATTGTCTTTTATCCTGCCGTCGCGGAGCGCGAGAACAAACGGCTGCCGGATAACGGTGGCGATGTTGTTGCGGGTTTTCGCGCTACAGTCTAAGGTGGCCAGCAGCCCGGCTAGAGTACTGTACTGGATACGGTCTATCGGTATGTCGCCGATTTGGGGCAGGATGTGGCCGTTGAGCATGCCGCGATAACGGGATAGGGTAGAGGGGGCTAGCTGGCCGACAGTAGCCAGCCAGGCTTCGGCCATCTCGCGGAAGGTCGGGCTGCTCTCTGCTTCCTCTGCCCGTTTGGATTCGGGGAAAAATTCGGCATAGTCGAATGCTCCGATGGCGATTCGGGTACACACTTCATCCCGTAGCTTGGCGGCATGCCGGATGTTGGCGGTTGTCGGCTTGAGCGGCAGGCTCTCCCAACATCGCTTCCCCCGGTACATAAACCATATTTTGATACTGCGGTCTCGGACAACTACGCCGGTTGGCGTTCTCTTCGTTGCCATTTTTCTACCTCGCTTATGTTGATTAAGATATGGCGGTCAGGCGCACGGTAGTAGTGGATACCCTCCACCCAAACGCCGGTGCTGATTTTGTCTCTTAATGCCTTTTCTGTATAGCCCGACAATTCGGCGTAGCGGTTCAGCCGGATTTGATTCAACATATCTAATCCTTTCTTTCTAAACTAAAGACCGCCCGAAGGCGGCCTAGTTAATCAATCTCCAAAATTAAAGCCGCATTGCGCGGCGGGGTCTGTGGTGGGTGTCATGGTTGCTCCTATCTTTTTAATATTTCATTAATCAAGGCGTAAGTTTTCGGCGCGGTATGCCCTGTCATCTCCCTGCGCATGGATACCTCCATATCATCCCACCTTTCATAAAATGCCGCCCACTCTTTCGAGAGTTCCGGCAAGGTGTGCATTTTTTTACGCAATTCAGGAACGGCATCCAGCAAAAGCAGGCATCTTCTGAAGTCCCATGGGTCGTATGGGAAGTGCACGCCTTTCTTCGGCCTTTTCTGTTCGGATAACCAAAGAGCCAGTGTCATGCTGCTTAATCCGGTTTCTCCGTTGACGAACCATTCGGTCAGTGTCATGGTTGCTCCTAAAACGGGATTTCCGAACTGTCTAAATCCTCCACCGGCGCAGGCTGCCTTGCTGCAGCAGAATGTGTTGCCGGTTGGGAAGCGTGGGCTTGGTCGCGGCTGCCTTGCAGGGTAATATCGCCGACTATGATGTCGATGCTCTGCCTCTCTATGCCTTGGCGGTCGGTGTATTGGCGGATTTGCAGGCTGCCAAATACGGTAGCCGCCCCGCCCTTTTTTATATAAGGGGCAAGCTTTTCGGCTCGGTTACCGAACAGTTGGCAGTTGAAGAACTGTGCCTGCTCTTGCCCGTTGATGCGGATGTTTTCGGCAATGCCGAAATTAAGAATGTGGTGGCCGTTCGGGGTAATACGGATTTCGCCGTCTTTGGTGAAACGGCCTGCTACTGCGATGGCGCTCATGAAAACTCCTTTATCTGTTTGTTTATCAATTCGATGAATCTTTTTTCCCGTGCGAGAAGCTGCCGGATTTGGGTGTGATACTGCTCGCGGCAGACGCGGTAAACCAATAATCGGTATGGATCGGGGGCGAAGCTGCAATAGCTGACAAAATCCCACCACTCGCGCCCGGTGTGGGCAAGGTTGCCCAGTATCTGCCAGCGGTAGGCCGGGTCGAAGCTGCCGCGCCGTTTGGTGGCGGCGTGGGTTTGCGGCAGCACGCTTTTGATTTCGATGCCGCCATCCTCTCCGATAAGGCCGTCGGGAGAGCAGCCGATATAGTCATCACAGAAAAAGCCGCCGTTTTGCACGGTGCAGAATGTTTCTGCCTCATACAAGGCACGGGCTGCCGGCTCTTCTATGTGGCCGCGTTCCATGTCGGCATTGCTGTAGCCGTCGCCGTAGTGGGCGCGCATGGAATGGCCGTTGATGCGCTCGAAGGCGATTTGTACGGCCAGGCGTTTGGCGGCATCGCTGAAGGCTTTGGGTTGGTTGGCCATGATGAGGGCGAAGTTGGAAGCAGTCAGCCGCCCGGCGCGCAGCTCTTCCCATTCCGGGCTGTTCTGTTCGATGTCGTACCATTTCATGATTGGGTCGCCTGCCGGATAAGCGCCTGACGGTTCTCTTCGCTGATGTGAACGTGGGCTTCCACCTGTTCCAGACTGCCGTCGCGTTTATAGGCATCGATGGCGCGCTGCCACATGACTTGGTTGCTTGGGGTGAGCTCGCGCTTCGGCGGGCGGACGGCGGCAGGGCGGATGCGCAGGCCTTCCACGGTTTCGCGCCCGAAGCGTACGTTATGGTCTACATAGATTTCTACCTGCACGCCGTTCCAGTCTTCCAGGAACGGGCTGCCGGTTATCTTGGCGACCATCTTGGAATTGGTGGCGTTGAGTATCATGGGTTTTAACGGCTCGCCGGCTCGGATTTCACGCTCGGCGAAGTAGGCGGTATTCATACTGTCTTTGGTCTTTTTGGTTTTGTCTGCCTCGACTTGAACGCATCTGATGGTAAGCACTACCGGCTCGACAATATCGGCGGCGGACAGGTAGGGGCTGTCAAATACTTTGCGATAGTGGGTTTTGTTTTGCTGGGTCATGATGGTTTCCAAAGAAAAAGCCCCGTGGATACGGGGCGGGGTTAAGGGCTACCTGAAAATCAGGCGTTGAGCTGGTGATAGCTGGCTTTCTCTGCACTATCGCCATCCCAAGGGAAGTATTGGAAATACTCGTTGCTTGGTACATTGATGCCGGCCTGTTCGGCCACGTTGCGCAGGAACATGATGCTGTCGGCGGCATGGTCGTTCAGGGTGGCGGCCAGGCGGCGGTTCAGCCCTCGCAAGGCTAGCCGGTGCCGGTAGATAAATTCGGCACAGTACAGGCTGTTGATTACGGCGCCCTGTAGGTTGCGCAATGGCTTTGGTTGCAAGTTTTCAGGTAGCCTGTCCAACACTTCGCCGCTGATGCCGCCGCATAGCGTGATGGTGTGGACGTACTGTACGGCATCGTTCAGCTTTTCGGCGGGGATATCTTCGATGGCGGCGACACCGAAGCGCTGATGCACCATGTTGTAGGCGCTGCTGTAGTCAATACCGCACCTGCCGACCAGGGCAGATACGGCTTGGCGCAATCCGGTGCGGTCGTCCACGGTGGTTTTGGGGTTTGGGCTACCTGAAACTTCTTTCTCCAACACGTCCAGCACCCAGCGGCGGAATTCCTTAGCTACTTTGGTGCGAGCCAACATACCGAGAAGGTGGCAGCCGCGCAGACTGAATACACGCACCTGCTGTTTTCCGCCTGCGGTGGGCAGGTCGATAACTTGGGTCATGCTGTCGGTAAATTCGTCGGCGTTGCGGTCATAAAGTTTTGCGATTGCAACCGCGCCGTCTGAATATTCCAAGGCATTACCAATTTGGTAGCCCCTTAACCACGGCTGGCCGTGGATGTCGGTAATATCGAAGGATATGTTGCGGAAGGAAAGGGAAAGTTGTGTTTGCATTTTGCATACTCCGTTGGTGGATTTTAAATCCGCCGCCACGCTGCCAAGCGTGGGTGGGGCGGTACTAGACAGGTTGGCAGACTGTTCCAACGGTAACAGCACACCCGAGGGTGTCCCATCTAGCCCGCCCCGTAGGTAGGAGCGTTATGCAAACAAAAAACCGCATGATGCGGCATTGTGAGCCGTTGGAAGGAAACAGGCTGCCAAGCCTGCGCTGCTATTGAACAGCGCTGCCATAGTACCCTGTTTCTGCGGGTTTGGCAAGATAAAAGCCCGATGGCTCGGGCTTGGCTTTATTTGCGGTGTTTGCGGTCATGATTTGCTCCGGTTATTGGATAGTCGGCTCCGGTGTTTCTTCGGCCAAACCAAGCGCTGCTGCCTCTTTGCAGGCGGTATCAAGCAGCATGACCGTTTTGAACACCGCATCCAAAAATATGTCTTGCCCTTTGTCGCCTTTCTTGGCAACGTAATAGGCATCTTCGACAATCGGGGCGATGTTTTTCCGCACGAGGGGAATGGTGATGGCCATTAACCTGCTATCTTCGCTTTTGGGGTTGAGCCGGTAGTGGTGTATCGCCGCTCCGGCAACGGATGCAGCCATGCTTAAAATGGAGTTGGCCTCTAGCGGGTAGGTTTTGCTGTACAGGTCTTCTTTTGGGCTCATTGTTGCACTCCAAAGTCTCTTCCAAATGTCATGCTTAACAACTCTCTCAAATAATATGGAAGCGGCATATTCAACGTTTCTATTTGGGCAAGGTCGCAAAGTCTGATGGTGTCGGCAGCCGTTAATTCTTGGCCTTTCTGCTCTTTCAGCCATTGTTCGACTTGGCCTATACCATCCTTGTTGAGCCTTTCGAGTACCTCTTCCAGCTCAATATCAACTTCTACGTTGGCATAAACTTCACGTTCGAAAATCATGAATACCTCCTATTCAGTCGGCTCGTACACCACGCCGCGCATTACCTCGTAGTCGGTCATCTCTTCGTAGTGTTTCTGCGCTTCGGCGGCCTCTTGTGAGGCTTGTCGGTCTAGCTTGGCTACCCGCTCTGCTGCGGTCTCTGCTTGGGCGGCCTGTAAATACCGGTCTTGTGCGTCTAGGGTGGGCATGGCGACAAAGGCCGCGCCCATAAAAAAGGCCGCTGTCCAAGCGGCGAGAGGGGATTTCATTTTGGGTCTCCTGTAGTTTGGATCTGTGTCAGAATGCTGTATTTACCGACTAAGGCAATGAACAGTTTGGTGCGCTCTTGTTCACCCAAACCTTTATAATGCTGTATCAGTACAGCTTCCCGGTTTGGCAGATTCATGATGCTGTTTAAAAATCTGGTCTCCCGGGTCAAATCTTGATTGAGGGTATTCATGTTACAAATTCCTTTGGATTGTCCGTATTGCAAAAAGAAGGATGTGGCGTTTACGCTTCGCTATTCTTACCCGACGATGCATAGCAAGAATAATGACTTGACCTATATTGTTTCTTTAGCTACCTGCAATCATTGCGGGCTTGGTATCGTTGGTTACAGCAACGCAGACCAAACAGACATTGGTTTTTTGAAAAACCAAGGATTTACTCACGTTTCTCATTTATCTGAACTTGGATATAACTTGGTTTGGCTGCCCAAGCCGCCCAAACCAGATATTCCAGACCATACACCGCCGGAGGTGCTGCCTTCCCTGCTTGAGGCAGAAAAACTGTTTCTGCTGGGCGACGACTTCGCCCGTTCGGCAGGGAATGCCTACCGCTCAGCGGTGGAAGCGGCGTTGTCTTTAAAAGATACGGAGGGCAAGGATAAAAACCTAAACTGGCGGATTAACCGCCTAGTGAAAGATGGGGTGCTGACTGCGGAGATGGGCGATTTTGCCCACCATATCCGCCAGCTCGGTAATGATGCTTCCCATTCCCTGCTTGAGTTCACGCCGCAAGATTTGGTGCAGCTGCGGCTGTTCACCAAGATGCTCATCATGTATCTGTTTACACTTCCAGGGATGATTCCGGCCGAAGTGCCAGATGCTATCTGAGTATTAAAGATGCAGGCGCGCGGTAGTTAGAGGGGATTACCCTTGCAAGGAGTTTAGCCGCCGCCTGCTGCCGGTGTTTTGCCCCACCGCCGGCTGGGGGTCTCTGCGCCACTTTGCAGTTATTGGCCGGCTGCCAAGCCTATGAACTGCTGTTCGCGTTCGCGCTGCTCTTCCTCTTGTTCTTCCTCTTCCTCGCGGATAAGGCTGTCGGCTTTATCCATCATGTGCTTGATGATTGCAGCCCGCACCTCTGGACTTAGCCCGTCTATGATTTCATCCAGCGTTGTGCCTTGGATAAGGTTTATGCCGCGCTGTAGCACCCTAATGGCGCGGCTGCACTTCCAATCTGTATTGCTTTGCATGATGTTCTCTTCCTTATGTCAGAAGCTGTTCCAGTATGCTTCGTTGATGCACTCTTCGCGGTATTCGCGCTCGTCTTGCTCTCTTTCTTTCTCTACATCTTCGCGCTCTTTTTGGATGCGCTTTGCTGCCATCTCTAAAACGATGTTCCGAACTTCGCGCTCGGCCTGTGGGCTTAGGCGGTGCATGATGTCGTCCAGGATGCTGTCAGCTATGATTTCGTCCGCAGTATCAGAAACGTAACTGTCATCGTCTAAGCTGCTCAAGTAGGCATTTAATTGGCTGTCGTGGTGTCTATCGATGCGTAACATGATTGTTCTCTCCAATCAATTAATGAATGTTTAATCGAGCCATCTCCTTGAAATGGCTCTGTTAAAAATTCGTTTACCGTTGATAGGGGCGGCGGCATCCCGGCCTGTTTGTCTGTTGCCCCAGTTCCCCTCCGGCCTGACTGCTGCTGCTTGAGGGTGGCGGTGAAGCGGTGTTGTGCTTCGTTGGGGTGTATAGTACTATCGTACTCAATACTTGTAAAGTACTATTGTACTTAATTTCAGTATAAATTACTTTAGTACTTGATTATCCGTTGAATTTATTTTTCACACGCAACAAAAAAAGCCGCACTTGGCGGCAACAGTCAGCTACTGGTTTACGGTTGGATGGGATTTGGCGGGCAAAAGAAAAGCCCACGCGGGGCGGGCTATTAGCTGGATTTTTCAGTAATTTGGAAGTTTAGCTTTTGAATGGCAAGGAAATTTAGTGTGAAGTATATGATACTTAATACGGTTAAAAGGGCGACAAGTAAGGATAGCCTGAATGTAATTGCCGCACCTTGGATAGTAACTGTGCATTCAAATCCTGGAGCAAGCTGATAAGCTAGATACCCGACTGATATGATGGCAAAATAATACAAGTAGATATTCCGAACCTGTAGGATGTTGGCTTTGATAGCCGTGTAGAATTTGACGTTCTTGACCTTATCAAGGTTGATGGCACAAACGATCCCCATGCCGATGGAAAACATGATACCGGCCACGGTATAGAGGGTGCCTAAAAAGTCTGAAGCTGGCCTGGCACTTGTCGTTGAAGCAAGCAAAACTGACAAAAACACAAGCAGCAGACTAAGGGTGAGTATCCTTTTCATGAGCTAATTCTAGCAGAAAAGTGCGCATCTCCTGCGATATAGTTTGCTCATTTGGCTTACCTGTGGTAGTCCTGTCTATCTTTACGGTCTTGGTTTTTTGAATGCTTTTCCCGTTCATTAATACTTTGCCGTTTTTGTCTGTGATGGCAATATCATCCAGGTCGGCAATCGGTTTGAGCAGTGCACCATAGGCTTTCTGAATCTCCTCCGAGCTGTTTTTCCGTTGTCGCTTAAACTGGATGATGAGCTTCGCGGAAATCATCTGCTCCAGCTCGATTTCGTCGAGATACTTCACATCGGTTTGGCTTGCCAAGATAGAACGTAAATAATCGGCGGCAATATGACCAATATTTATCCTTTTCTCGCCAATCGAGCTACCCGTATCCGTTTCTTTGGTTGTCCATGGGGAGATTGCAGAATCTTGGAAAGTGATGTTCTTGATGTCTCGCAGCGAACCAACCTGAACAGTATCAATCATAGGGGTTAATTCATACAGCGTGCCAAGCAGCCAGTTGAGATAGGTCTGTAATTGCCGAATCGTCCGATTACCTGGCAGATTGGTTACAAGAAACTGATCGGTTAAGGCAAAATAGTAGTGACTTTTATAAATTGCTGCCGCCCTGTTTAGCTCATCTTCATCAAGCTCATCTAAAGAAAATAAGTTTTTACCCATCAAAACTTCGCTGACGTGCTGAACATTATTCCCGGGCGCGATACGAAGCATGGTGCAGAACAGCGGTTCTTGGTCTGCGCTGTCGTGATTGTAATTGGAGATTAAATCCGCCTCTCTGTTTTCATCTTGCTCGTTCAGCACCATCTTGCGCGCATTGGCATTCTCGGATGTGAGCAATTTATTTCTTAATGCGGATAAAATATCCGTGCTACGCTGATTGAAATCAGGATTATCAATAGTAAAAGCCCGCAACTTCATTCCTAAATCAGACATGGTTACTCTCCCTAACAAAATTTTGTTTCACAAACACAGCCTTTAACGGCTACTCAATCCTCAACCAACCCCTGCGGTAATATCCCGCACTGCCACAGTGCTTTAATCCAACACGCTCCACCAGAACACGCGGCCTATGACTTGGGGCGTGTGATGTATTCGAAGGCGGTTGCAAGTGTTGCGCCGAACAGTAAGGCGACTTGGACGGCGACCAATGGGAAGGCGAATGCGGCCGCGCCGATCCAATGCCAACCCCAAACGTGGTGGGCATAGAGATAGACGCCGACAGATATCGGAATGGCAAAGCGGGCGAAAATAAAAGCGGCAACTGCGGCAAATGCCCACCAGTAACCAAATTCATGGCCTATACCCATTACTCCCAATATCAGCGAAGCCAGTGAATAGGCCAAGAAAACTATGAGTGCCAAACCTTTCATCCTTATTTTCCTTTTAGCTAATAGCGTTTGATTTTTTCTTTAACCACGCCGCAGAAGACGGCGTCTTCGCGCATCTCCATGACGGGGTAGCGGGGGTTGAGCGGCTTGAGCAGCCAGCGGCTGCCGTCTTTGATGAGCTGCTTGAAGGTGGTCTCGCCGCCGTTTTGGCGGATGATGACGAATTTGCCGGGGACAGGCTCTTCATCCGGCTCTACGATGATGATGTCGCCGTCGGTAAATTCCGGCTCCATGCTGTCGCCATCCACAATTAGGGCGTAGGTGTGGCGGCGGACTTTGATACTGGTGGAGATGCGCTCGCCTTCGCCGGGCTGGAGCAAATCGATGGCTTCCGCCCAATACCCGGCTTTGACCCATGAGATGAGGGGGACGGTATTAAGGGGAATGCCTAACTCACGGACGTTGGCACTGTTGATGAATGGTGTACCTCTACCTGTTTCCAGCCAAACTGCATCTACGCCCAATGCCATAGCTAGTGAAGCAATATTGGTGGTCTCTTTATTCCGGCCTGCTTCGATGGCGGCAATAGAGGACTGGGATTTACCGATGGCTTTAGCTAGGCTGGCTTGACTTAATCCCTTCTTGGCTCGAGCAAACTTCAAACGGTCTTGTAGTGTTTTCATCTTAATTTCCTTTTGTACTATTGTACTTAATGAGATAAGTATCTTGGTGCTTGCTTTTTGAGTACATTAGTACTTATAATGCAGCTATTGATGAGTAGGATAAGACTATGAAACCGAGAACTCTTGTAGCGAATATTAAGAAAAAAGGCCTGAGTAATGAGGCTATTGCTAAGAATATTGGCTGCTCAACCGCCTATGTGTCGAAGCTGAATAACGGCACCCGAACAACCCCTTCATACATCGTTATGGACAAACTGCGTGCTTTGTATGCGGAAGTATTTAGGGTTAAGCCATGAAACGTGAGAAATGCACTGAAGAGGTCAAGCTGCACCTGCCGGAGAAGCTCAAGGCCGACTTGAAAACGCTGGCCGCCATACGTGGCTACGATTCGCTCAGCCCGCTGATTCGCCAACTGCTGCGCGAAAAACTGTACGGAGAGGTTACGCCTAATCAGGATTTGTTGGCAGGGGCGGTGCGTGACTGGGAGTAACTATGGAAATCTGGAAAAAAGTAGTTATCAATGGGGTTTGTTTCCCTGATTATGAAGTCAGCAATTCAGGGCGCATTCGCTCTTTAAAACCATCAAACCGTATCAAAGACAAAAATGGCTTTCTGTCTTTCTCAAGCCGTAATGGGTATTCGCAAGTAGTTATTACGGCACAGAAAGATAAGAAAGGGAAATCCCGAATTACTGCTAGGGTACACAGGATTGTTGCAGAGGCATTTATAGGCCAATCCAGCTTAGCTGTGAACCATATAGATGGGGACAAAAAGAACAATAATATAAATAATTTAGAGTATGTTACAAGTTTTGAAAATATCGATCATGCACGAAAGATGGGACTGAGGAAACATGTTTCCTGCAGGTGCATGATGACAAAGGAAAGAAATAAAACTCGTGGTAACAAGCTGACATTTCCGCAAGCACAGAAAATTAGAGAACTTGCTAAATCTGGTATCACTCGAAGGGAAATTGGGGAAATGTTTGGAATAACACATCAAACTGTATCAGGCATTGTGGCATACAAATTTTGGAAGGCAGTTCCTATTAGTAACGAGTAGGGTCGCAAATATTTTTGAGGAAAGGAAAGAAGATGAGGGAAAGACAAGAGATTGAGCAAGTACTGTCTTTGGAAGACCGCAACGAGATTATCAATGCGTTGCTGCGGACGGCGGAGGCGCATCCGATGATTGACTTGCGGGCAACGGCTTACGGAATGTGCCGTGCGGTTGCCGCCGTGCGGCGCTATGACGACCGTCTGACGGCAACGGATGGGCTGCCTATAGAAGCCGGGATTTGCAGCAAAGGCTCGGGTGACCGCTTTATCGGTGAAAACGAGTTTGCAAACGCAATTGCATCAATGGCTCTAGGTTATGCCAACCAATATCGGAAACCTCAACAATGACAATTTTGTCGTTGGCATCGGTAACCAGCCTCAATCTGGTCATCACGTCCCGGATGCTTGATGTGGTGGTGATAAGCCAGATGGATTCCAGTAAATGAATGGTACTGGTTTTGCCGATAAGCCTGATGGTGGTAATCAGATTGGAGTAGTCCTTTCCTGGTTTTTTGAGGTCATAGCTGATTAACAGTTGGCGCTCCATGATTTTACCTTTCGTGGTCGGTTGTTGTGAGAGACAGCCATTCTACCACGGCAGACAAAGCGGACAGACGCTTGGCAGCTCGGACAGACGGGCAAAACAAAGCCCGCTGAGGCGGGCCGGAAAATCACACTAAGGAACTCCTATGGATTATGCGAAAAACGAATACACGTTCTCCTACCGTTTCAAAGGCAGGACGTGGTCATTGAGCATTTGGGCGGACAGCCCGGAAGAGGCTAGGGAGAAACTGGGGGCTGCGGCCAATGCGCGTTATGACGGACAAATCATGCAACGGATTTATGTGCCGGTCAGGGCTGCTTGGTTTCGGCGGTTTCGGGAATGGTGGGAGTGAAAAAAAGCCCGCCGGAGCGTGGCGGGCAATGGTGTTAGGGAGAGCTACAAATCGGAGCAGATTATGAATCAGATTATCCAAATTGGCAAGCATGATTTTCCAGGCAGCCTGAAAACTAAGGCGCAGATGGTGGAAGTGAGGAATCGGAAATGAGACAGCGAATTGAAGATTGGTTGCGCGAGCGGCGGATTGAGCAGATTAGTCGGCGCTTGGTTGCCGCGCATCGAGCTAAAGCCGGCAATGTGCGCCAGCTGCTCGACTTGTTCAAGGCGGAAATTAACTGCCGTTCGCCGCAGCAGATTGCGCGGATGATGGCTGAGCCGATGAGCAAACGGATGGCGAAGACAAACAAACGTATCCTGAAACAGACTGGAGCGGAGAAATGAGTACGGCCAAGATTATCAAGTTTGAGCGGCGGGATACGCCACCGCCTGCCGAGGGGCAACGTATGGACAGCGGCTTTATGCAAATTCCGAATAATGTATTCCGGGCGGCCAAGCGTGTGCTGAAAGGTAATGACTGGCGTGTGGCTTGCGAAGTGATGGACAAAACCTACGGCTACAACAAAACCGAAGACGACATGACCATCCAGCAGATTGCTGACAGTTTGGGTATCCATCGTTGTGAGGCGAGCAAATCATATAACCGCTTACTCAAGATGGGTGTGATTCACTCGCGCAAAGGGAAATTCGGCTTCATTACCGGCTTTAATCCGGTAGAAAAATGGGCGTGTGAAATTACTACGACCGTAGGAAATTCCTACGAGGAAAATCCTACGACCGTAGGAAATTCCTACGCTCAACCGTTGGAAATTCCTACGCACAATATACAACTACCAAAATACATAAATATATATTCGTCGACGCATGACGAAAACGCGGATGCTGAAAATCAGACTTTTGCCATCGCTGACGCAATGGCTACTGAGAGCGCGGGAGAGGATGCGGATTGTCCTACCCCACAACCTGAAGACAAGAAAAACAAACAGGCTGCTGACAACCGCAAACGCTTCGAAGCGATTGCAGGCGAGTTCAATCGGGTGTTTGCTGATTGCCAAGGGGTACGCAAGGTAAACCTGGCTGCTACCCAAACCAATGCCAAACGAATGCGCCTAATCCCGAAAGCTTGGGCGATTGCCAAACAGCGCATTGCGGCTTGGGCAGACGAGAACGGCCTGATTGGAGGCGAAGCGCCTAGCGGCAAACATTGCATCGAGTGGTTCGGTTTGTACTTCGAGCAATGCCGGCAAGACCCGTTTATCACCGGCGAGGGTGGGCGCAGCAAAGGGCATGAGAACTGGAAGCCTGGATTTGAATACCTGCTGCGGGCGGAAGTGATGGAGGTCCGTGTGCTGGAGGGGGATTGAAATGGACGAGCTGAACATGGACTGCCTGCACAGCGATGAATCGGAAGCCGAAGTAATCGGCGGCATCATCTGCCGTGGCCGCCAAGCTTTGGACGAAGCGCCGGAGCTGAAGCCGGAGCATTTCTACAATTTCCGACTGGCTGCCGCATTCCGTGCCGCGCTGGCTTTGGCCGAAGCGGGGAGAGACCCGAATTTATTTTCAATCGAAGACTGGCTGCAAACCAACCAACCGGAAGCTTTCGACCACGAGTTGCTTTCCTTCATCCACGGTAATACCGGCTACGGCAGAGTGGCGCAGTGTGCGGCTTCGGTAATCGAACGCTACCGCGCCCGTGAGGCTTACCGACAGGCACAGGAGTTTGCCGGACAGCTGGTGGCCAGCCGTGGTTACAACGCGAATGAAGCGATTGCCAACTTTGCCCGCCAGCTGGACGAGATGGCGCTTTCGACCGAAGACAACGAAGCCACCTTCGACACGCTGGAGCTGATGCGTATCGGCATTCAGGAATTCGACCGCCGCTATCGCAATCAGGGCGTAATGGTGGGCTTGGAAACCGGCCTGCATAGCTTGGACGAGCTGATGATGGGCTTGCAGAAAGGCAGCCTGTACATCATGGCCGGCCGCCCCGGAATGGGCAAAACGGCGGTAAGCATGACGATTGCGGAAAACATTGCCGACCGCTATCAGGATGGCGCGGTGCTGGTGTTTAATTTGGAAATGAGCAAGGAACAGCTGGCATTGCGGACGTTGGCTTCGGTGGCTGAAGTGAGCCTGAAAGACTTGCAGAAAGGCAGCGATGACAGCGGGCAGAACTGGACGAAACTCAATAACGGGCTGGGCAAATCGATGGGGCGCAAGATGTTCACGGATGTGCGGGCAACCATTTCCATTGCACAAATCCGCGCCAAAGCCCGCCAAATCAAAAACAAGCACGGCCTGAATTTAGTGGTGATTGACTACCTGCAGCTGATTGACGAGAGCGGGCGCAAGTTTAAAGACGACACCGCCCGCGTAACCTGGCTTTCACGCCAATGCAAGATTTTGGCAAAAGAGCTGGACGTGCCGCTGATTGTATTGTCCCAGCTTTCCCGTGAATGCGAGAAACGCGCGGACAAACGCCCGACTTTGAGCGACCTGCGCGATTCCGGCGCGATTGAGCAGGATGCGGATGCGGTGATTTTCAACTACCGCCACGGCTACTACACCAAAGACAACACCGATGACATGCTGGAGCTGATTGTGGCCAAGCAGCGCATGGGCGAAACCGGCACGGCCTATGCCTGCTTCCAAGGGGCGTTCAGCCGGGCGGTGGATGTGGCGGATGAATACGTGGATGCCATTTGGCGCAAACGCAACCCGCCGCCGCAACAAGGCAAACACAGCGGGAGGAAGCTATGACGGATTGCCCCTGCTGCCCGCCTACCGGCCCTGTGCTGAACTTCCGCTGCCCGGAATGCTGTGCCGAACAAATCCGCCGCTGCCGGCCGAACAGGAAGCTGCAAGAAAAAATGCTGCACCAGCTGACTGCCATGTCCGGTGCGCCGACCCGTGAAGAGATTTTGGAGAAAGTGAGGAAACAACATGGAATCGATTGATGAATTTTTACAACGTTACGAGCAGCACAGATGGCTGTATATCCTGACTTCGCCTGTGGTGCTATTGATTGGCTTTGTGCTGTTGCTGATATTCACGGCTTTGGCCGGGGCTTGGCTGTTCGTATCGGAATGCTGGCGCGAATACCGGGGCTACATCACATCATACCCGCAACGCTACCGGGCGGCTTGGCGCGGGAGGAAGCGGGATGGCCGGACGTAAATGCAAAGTCTGCGGCACGGTGTTTGAGAAGCAGAGGATGGGGCAGCTTGTCTGTTCCATAACCTGCGGCATTGAGTATCGGCGTGAGCAGAAGCGCAAGGCGGCTACCAAGGCAGAGTGGGAAGCCAAGCGCAAGGAGCGGGCGAGAACCAAGGCGCTGCGGCACAGGCTGGAGACGATACCGGGGCTGACCAAGAAGGCGCAGGCGGCGTTTAACCGCTACATCCGGCTGCGGGACAGGGGCAGGCCTTGCATCAGCTGCGGCACACCGTGGAAGGACAACTTCCAGGCCTGCCACTATGTGCCGGCGGGCAGGAGCGGCAAGCTGCGGTTTGACGAGGCCAATGTGCATGGCGGCTGTGTGCGCTGCAATCTGTACGAGAGCGGCAATATCCGCGGCTACCGTATCGGCTTGATTGAACGCATCGGCGTGGAACGGGTGGAGCAGTTGGAAACCGACCATGAAGTGCGGAAGTGGACGAAAGAGGAGCTGCGCGAACTGGCGGCGGCATACCGCAGGAAGGCGAGGGAAATCGAATGACACAGAAGTTTAAGCGCTACATCACACGGGATAACCGGCGGGATGTGATGCGGTTGGCGTATGAGATGGCGGGAACGCTGCTGCAAGTGCATGACAAAGCAGTCGTGGAAGTACGGGAAAAGAACCGCACGGACGACCAGAATGCCAAGCTGCACGCGATGCTGGGGGATATTGCGAAACAGAAAACCTTTAACGGCCAAAAACTCTCAATCGAGCAATGGAAGATGATTTTTGTCTCTGGGCATCGGATTGCCACCGGCGGCACGGCGGAGATGGCGATTGGCTTGGAGGGCGAAGTCATCAACCTACGGGAGAGTACGGCGCGGATGGGGGTACGCAGGCTGGCGAGTTTGATTGAGTATATCCAGGCTTGGGCGGCTGGTAATGGGGTGGAGTTTGGCGGACGGGCGGAGGGGTGAATGGGGCAAACCTACAAAGACCCGACCTTTGACGAAGTAGCCCGCCGTGAAGCCCAACGGCAGCGCAAGGCAAAAATCCGGGCAAGCCGCTGGTATCGAGTAATGAAACGCCGCCGTATCAAGAAACTACTATCCAAACAGATGAACAGGAAATAGCATGTACCAGTCAGTCGAAGCAGCATTGAGCCACGCCTACCGCTTATCTTGTATGCGGATTGAGCCATTGAACAATACCGCACAAATTTGCCACTGGGTGGAGGATAAGGGCGTAAGTCGTGGCGGCGGACAAGGGATGACACAACATGACTGGCACGCCAACAGTGCGATGATACGGGCAAGGGTGGAACGACTGCTGAACCATTTGGAGCTTTGTGCTGTAGAAGCCCAATACGGCAGCAATTTAAGCCGTATCGTGGATTTGAGCAGCTACATCTTAGAACAGCAGCAAGGCATTTCCTTGTTGCTCTGTGATGCCCTGTTGTCTCATATTTTTTCAGGTAGCCCGAAGCAAACAGAGATTCAGGATAGATTTGATATTGGGCGAGTAACGTTGTGGCGGAAAAAGAAACAGGTTGGGGAAATCGTTGCCGGGCTACTCAATAGCGCCATTTGCAAACTGGAGCCAGAGTTGAGGCAAGCGGGGATTTTAGATTAAGATAGATTAAATTGCTTTAATGTTTGTATAATAGCAGATACCAATTAACCATTTTTAGAGGGGATCAGGAATGCGTAGCATATTTTTCTTGGATTCTGTTTTATCCACTAAAATCATCACTTTGATTTACTGGCTGCTGCTATTGGTCAATAACCTGTTCGCCATCGGCTTGATGATGGGTGGGTTTGCCGGTGGGCAGTCGCAGATTGAGGCGCAGCAGGTCAGCGGTGTGATGGGGATATTCGCAGGTTTGGGCTTGCTGATATTCGGCAACCTGATTATCCGCTTGTGGGCGGAATTTACTGTGGTTATGTTCAAAATCCAACAGAACACCTACAAGACTGCCGAGAGAATCGGCTATTTGATTGAGCAAAATAGGAAATATCCGAGACAAGGAGAATAATGATGAAAAAAATATTATTTATCATATTGTTGTCAATCTCCCTGCCATCTATAGCGGAAGTGAAGTCTATATTGCCAGCAGGGGATGATGGGCCGGAGCAATGCCAAACATTAAGGGGATTTATTTCATTCACTCAAAACGTTTATAACTTTGCCTATACTGGACAATACTCTCTTCAAGCGGCGGATGAGAAAGTCAGTGCTTATGCTATGGAATCTATTGCTAGGGATGGTGCTTATTCTTTGTCATCTATGGCCTCATATCAAGATTTAATAGCGATGGCGCGCCAAATTCGAACCCAAATTTTTAATGGCAAACTGCCTACAAGTAAATGGAGAGACCAACAAATCATCATACAAAACCGCTGTATCGAAATGGTTCGGTCAGATCCAACAATAGATAATTCCTCATATGGCAGAGCTATTGATTATCGGCAGTTGAGAAACAGGTAAACGCCAGCCCCTTGCATTTGCAGGGGGTTTTGTTTATGATGACCACACTACTAATTGTCTAGCGGATATCCGCCCCGTCAGTGCGCATTTTTTGTGCCTATCGGTTTCGTTGCTCTCTCCTTGCATGAGATTAGCGGCACAAAACGCCAAGTTTCTCTGGCGGGTCTATACGCAGAAATACAACACCTTCGGGGAATACTGCGAGCCGTCTAGACACGGTAGTTGAAGCCCGCCGCCCTATTCAGCGGCAATCACTAACTAATCTGTCTAGGAGTTCATCATGAACGCAATCTCTGTGGCCAATGTGGCTATCCGTCAATTCGACAACCTTTATTCTCTCAATGACTTACATCGAGCAGCAGGCGGTTTAGAAAAAAATAAACCAGCAAACTGGCTGCGTAACCAGCAAACTGCTGATTTAATTGCTGAGTTGGGAAAAGCTCAAATTCGAGCTATTCAGAAAAAACAAAAACTTGGCACATTCGTAAGTAAAGAGCTGGTGGTTCACTACGGCATGTGGATTTCCCCGGCCTTCTCGCTGAAGGTTATCCGCGCGTTTCTCGATACACAAGAGGAAGTTTCAGCCAGCCTGCCCGCCCAAACCACGATAGACGAACGGCGCGGCTTAGTGGATGCGGTCAAGCTGCTGGTCGCCCGCTGCGGTATCGATTATTCTGCTGCCTATCGCATGGTTCATCAGCGCTTCGGTGTGGCGCATATCGACCAAATCGCCGCCCCGCTGCTGCCCTCTGCGGTGGCGTATGTGCATTCGCTCACATTACAAAGCGGGCTGAACGGCGAAGTGTTGGACAGGCTACCTGAAAATATGCAGCCCAAACCCCTGCGTAATTTACAGGGCGCTGTAATCAACAGCCTGTACTGCGCTGAATTTATCTATCAGCATAGGGCAGCCTTGCGCGGGCTGAACCGCCGCCTGGCCGCCACGTTGAACGACCACGCCACCGACGGCATCATGTTCCTGCGCAACGTGGCCGAACAGGCCGGTATCAGAGTACCCGACAACGAGTATTTCCAATACTTCCCTTGGGATGGCGATAGTGCAGAGAAAGCCAGCTATCACCAATTGAACGCCTGATTTTCAGGTAGCCAAGCCCCGTGATGCGTTCGCGGGGCTGGGTTCGAACTATTTCCATTTTGGAACTAGTTCACCTCCTCATGTGACAGCGTAATTTTAATTACGGCGAATTCGCCATATTTGGCAGGCTGGAGAATGGGAGTGTTGTTTATTACGTTATTGTTTTTGCTATAAATCAACTTTTCAACTAAAATACTTGAATTATAGTTTTACATCAACTATAATGTAAACTGTTTAATAGTAATACCACCAACTAACATAAAAAGGGAGGACAAGCATGGGGCTGACAAAATTCGGCGAAGCTGTCCGTGAGGCTCGCCGCCAAACCAAGCAAACGTTGCTGACAATGTCTGAGGCATTGGGTAAGTCACCAGCTTTTTTAAGTGCCATAGAAACCGGTCGTAGTAAAGTGCCAATGGATTTTGTTAGTGATATTGAAGACTTCTTTTTGAGTTTAGATTATCCAATAGAATCTATGCGATTGAGGGAGAAGGCGATGGTTGCTAATGAGGTTGCACCATTGGATGGACTGAACTTGCAGCATCAGATGTTGGTTGCTGGATTTGCTAACTCCGATTTAAATCAAAAGCAATTAGAACTGTTTGCTAAACTATTAGCAGATATTCAAGCAACCTCCATACAAGGGGGAAAACGATAATGCCAAATCAGAGCAGTACTTATATTTTAAGGGGGCAGCGTGTTATGCCCTTGGGTATTAAGGATGTGCAATCAATTGCATCGGAAACAGCAAGAGTCTTAAAAGTCAATAGAAGCACTTTAGGGCAGATGGATCAATTCATGGAGCAGCTAGGGAAATACGGTATTACCGTAGACCCTGTTGCTGATAATGAGTGGTTACATATCACTAAAGCTATGTGCCATAACCGCGCCATCTGTATGCCGGAAAGCCTCTATATTCGCATCTGTAAGAGCGAGCCGGAGGCTATTTTTATCTTCTTTCATGAGCTTGGGCATTTAATGCTCGGTCATCAGGCTTCTTTACACTATAGTGATATTGAGCCTACTCAGCAGGAAGATGCAGAGTGGCAAGCTGATGAATATTCAAAAACAATTTTGAGTAAGATGGGAATTTCTTATATGCCAGAACAGCTTAACTTGCGGTTCTGATAAAGAAAAACGACTTGGAATGCTACCAACATCCCAAGCCGCTTCTTAAAAATAGTGGTGAATGTACGACCAATACAAACACCAAAACAGCTGTGTCTCTCCGCTGTTTGCAATGCACACATCCAGCAAGATTTAAGCTGCTTGTTCCTTACAAGTATGCAATTCTAGCGCTTATCATGGGTCATTGTCTATACCATAGCTAAAGAGAGAGGTTCCACCCTTCCGATATGGAGACCTGTATGGAAGTGTTCCATGATGAACGTGGTAGCTTTATTCTGCGTTGGACACGCAAACTGAAAGATGGTCGCGTGATCCGTGCGAAAAGCAAACCGTTCAAAATCTACATCAGCAAGTTTGCATAATTGCTGACCACTTGCCCGGCCTAGCCGGAACCAGCAGCCTTCGGGCTGCTTTTTTTATTTGGCTTGGGGTATGATGGGAAGTGTTGGATTGAGAAGTTAGCGATATGCCAACATTTTATGAGGTAGTCAGGTAAATGTAATTGCACCATATAACTAAAAAGATATAATATGCCGCTAAAACTTTTTATCCATGACCATGCAGAACAGGACTTAGACCGACTGTCCCAATATGATGAAGATGGTGTTGCCTATCTTGACCATGTGATTGCATTGATAGAAGAAGAGCCTGATTTGTTTGATAAGTTGGCAGATGAAAAGTTTTATCGAGACTACGATCCGCCTATCGGCTTGTTGGGGATAACAGTAAAAAGAGTAGGCATATTATGGGAGCAGCGGATAAGGGTTATGCGTATCCGGCTGGATGATGAAGCTGTGATACCTTACAGAATCCTCTATTGTGTGCGGCATGAGCGACAACCTAACGGCGCTTTAAGCAGGCACCTACATATTCTAGCGGTTGCCCACAAATCTCTTGATTGTTTTGACTATCAGCCGAATCATAAGTTGATGTGCAGGGTAAGGAACGATTATGCAAACATCTATTAAATCATGGTATCAATGCGGCGTGTTAATCGTCGCTGCGGTAGCCGCCCCGATGGCGGAGGCTACGCCTAGGGCATCCTCTGCCATGCCAACCGCCTGCTATATCAATGGCCGCCCCGTCTCTGCCTGTGTGTCAGCTGGCAGGTATTTGAACCGCGTTCGTAGCAACCCGCGTAGAAAAGCAGCAATGGATAGAGTGGCCGGCAGAATAGCCGACCGTTTAGCGCAGGATATAGGCGGCGAAACCATCGTTAGCCTCCGCTTGAGAAAAGGCTTCACTCAAAGCGAGCTGGCAAAGGCAGCCGGGGTTCAGCAATCCTATCTTTCACGCATTGAGCATAACTCATATTCTCTGCATACTGGCACCCTATCTAAATTGGCCGCTGTTTTGGAAGTGAGCGTGGATGAAGTCAGGAACGCCTTTAACCGCCAATGGGAACACCTGGAGAAAAAAGCATGATCACCGCCACCCTCTCCGTCCAATACTGCGACGAAATCATCCGCCATGCCGGTGAGTTGAAATATTCCCTCATCGGCGTGCGTCCCGGCTTTTACCTTATTCCAGAGAAAACGGCTGTTATCCCGCAATTGTGCCTCTGCATCACTTATCACATTCCAATAACTTGCCAAGGTTTTGTGCCGGGAGCGCCGATTCATATTGATATTCTGCGCAATAAAACAGAGGTAACGTGGACATTAGACATGGTTCCCGAAGCTTCTGAAAATGTAGAGGGACATGATTCTTTGAACGGGGTTTTAATGCAAACCATGCTAAACTTCCCCGTGTCTAATCAAGACCTTATTCATGCCAGATTAAGAGCTGGCGAGACTGTTCTCATCGAAAGCAGCCAGCCTCTTAAAATCATGGACATGCAAAGCTTTGCAGCTGAATCCCCTGCTTTAAAACCTGCCAGCTTCTAACTCCCCCCAGCCCGCCCAGCGGGCTTTTTCAGCAGCCTTCGGGCTGCTTTTGTGTTGCGCTTGACAATATGAAACACTTTTGGTATAAAACTGCTATATTTCGAAGAAAGTTGCGAATTGGCGATTTTCTCTTTTATTTTTGGCTGTCTGCGGGCGGCCTTTGTTATTTTCAGGCAGCTCGATATGGCAAAAGCAGAACGCCCAGTCGGGCGACCAACAACATACAGTCAGGAAACGGCAGATAAGATCTGCGAACTAATCGCCCGGGGCATGAGCTTGCGGGCGATTTGTGCATCTGCCGATATGCCAGCAGGCGGCACGGTGCACCGCTGGCTGACGGAACACCAAGATTTTCAGGAGCAATACGCGCGTGCGCGCGAGGAACAGGCAGACGGTTTTGCTGACGAGATTATCGATATTGCCGATTCTGTCGCGCCCGAAACTGGCGAAGTGGCGAAAGCCAAACTACGAATCGACGCTCGCAAGTGGAAAGCCGCCAAGCTTGCGCCGAAGAAGTATGGCGAGAAGCTGGAGCTGGATGCCGATATGCGCGTGAAGGTAGAGACTCGCCCACTGGAAGACATTTTCAGGTAGCCCTATGGCCAATCCGTATTTCAAGCCGCTTATCCGTAAGGCACGTTACAAGGTGCTGTACGGTGGGCGCGGTAGCGGGAAATCATATTTCCTGGCGGAATTGGCGGTGGAAGTGTCGCGCCGTATCAGTACAGTAATCCTGTGTGCCCGTGAGTTTCAAGGTTCGCTGGACGACTCGGTGTACCAACTCCTGATTGAGACCATTGACCGCTTGGGCTACACGGATGAGTTTGATATTCTGAAATCAGCCATCACCCACAAAGGCACGGGTGCAAAGTTCGTGTTTTACGGCATCAAGAACAACGTTACCAAAATCAAATCGATTCAGGGCATAGGCGTGTGCTGGGTGGAAGAGGCCGAAGCAGTAACGAAGAACTCTTGGGATGTGCTGATACCGTCCATCCGTGGCGACAAGAACGCGGAAATCTGGGTGAGCTTCAACCCGAAGAACATTCTGGACGACACCTATCAGCGGTTCATCATCCACCCGCCGAAAGACAGCATCGTCTTAAAGGCTAACTACGACATTAACCCGCATTTTGAAGATACGCCGCTATTGGCTGATATGCTTGAATGCAAAGAGCGGGACGAAGACCTATACCGCCATATTTGGCTGGGCGAGCCGGTGGCCGATAGTGAACTGGCGATTATCAAGCCAAGTTGGATTGAAGCCGCTATTGATGCACACGAAAAACTGGGCTTCTCCGCCGCAGGCCGGCGCATCCTCGGTTTTGACGTGGCCGATGAAGGCGATGATGCCAACGCCACCGTATTGCGGCACGGATCAGTCGTAACCGATATGCAGCAATGGCGCGGGCAGGATGTGATTTATTCCGCCGACAAGGTTTACCTGTACGCCCAAGAGCAACATATCGACCGCATTGTGTATGACAACATCGGCGTGGGTGCTGGTGTGAAGGCGCAGTTCCGGCGCAAGAACGGCAAGGTGCAAACGCTTGGTTTCAACGCGGGTGGGGCGGTATACAAGCCCGATGCGAAATACACTGATGATAAGAGAAACCGTGACATGTTCGCCAACATCAAGGCACAGGCATGGTGGATGGTGCGTGACCGCTTCTACAAGACGTGGCGAGCTGTGCACCATGGCGACAGCTACCCAGAAGACCAGCTTATCAGCCTATCAAGCAGCCTGCATGATTTGGAATACCTCACCGCCGAACTGAGCCGCCCACGCGTGGATTACGACCAAAACGGGCGAGTGAAGGCTGAGAGCAAGAAAGACATGAAAAAGCGCGGCATCCCCAGCCCGAACCGGGCGGATGCGCTGGTAATGGCCTTTGCCCCTGTGCAGGGCGGGCTGAACATAAACCCCAAGATATTGAGCGGACTATGAGCAAGAAAAAGAATAAGCCAAACGCCAAGGCCATGCGCCGCACGTTGCAAAGGCTACCTGAAAAACAGCCCGCATCATACAGCTTGGATTTCCCTACTCTGCCTGACGGCGTAAAGCCAAACGGCATGGCCATGGACAGCAGCCCCTTAGGAAACTTTGGGGCTGATTGCTTTTTCGGCACCGGCTTTATCGGCTATCCGCGCTTGGCCGAACTGGCGCAGATTTCTGAATACCGCAGCGTAAGTGAAACCACCGCCAACGAAATGACCCGCCAATGGATAGAAATCAAATCCGTGGGCGAGGAAGACAACAGCGAGGCCATCAAGCAGATCGAGGAATGCTACGAACGGCTGAACGTGCGCGATGTGTTCCGCAAAGCCATCGAAACAGACGGCCTGTTCGGGCGTGGGCAGATACTGGTGCAAATCAAAGACCACGACGGCAAATTAGCCAACCCGCTGCTCCTAACCGAGAAAACCATCGCCAAAAGCAGCCTGAAAGCCTTGGTGAACATCGAGCCGATGTGGACGACCCCTGCGCCCTACAATGCTATCGACCCTACCCTGCCCGATTTCTACAAACCGAAAGCATGGTATGTAATGGCGCAGGAAATCCACGCCAGCCGACTGTTTACCCTGATTTCCCGCCCCGTGCCGGATATGCTCAAGCCCGCCTACAACTTCGGCGGTGTGAGTATGACCCAACTCATGATGCCTTATGTGGAACGCTGGCTGCGCACCGTGGACTCTGTCAGTGACCTGCTACACAGCTTCTCTTTGTCTGGCATCAAAACCGACATGAGCGCGGTACTGAACGGCAGCGACGACGGCGACACCAACATCATGCTGCGTGCCGAACTGTACAACCGTTTGCGCGACAACCGCGGCCTGATGCTGTTGAGCAAAGACGAAGAAGAGTTCTTCCAGTTCAACACCCCGCTGTCCGGCTTGGATGCGCTGCTTGCCCAATCGCAGGAGCAAATGGCCGCCCCTAGCCATACTCCATTAGTGAAGCTGCTCGGTATCACCCCCAGCGGCCTGAATGCCAGCACAGAGGGCGAGATTGCCGTTTACTACGACCACATCCGCGCCATGCAGGAAAACCTTCTGCGCGACCCGTTGGACAAGCTGCTAAAACTGGTGCAACTGCACCTGTTCGGCAAAGTGAACGACAACATCACATTTGACTTCGTGCCTTTGCAGCAGATGAGCGAAACCGAGCTTTCCACCATCCGCAAATCCGATACCGACCGCGACGTGGCCTACATTCAGGCTGGGGTAGTGTCGGCAGAGGAAGTACGCGGGCGGCTGGCGAGTGAGCCGGACAGCGGCTACAACGGCATCGACGTAGAAGATGTGCCTGAAATGCCCGATGACGGCTTTTCAGACGGGCTGAATGACGGCGTGGAGGAAGATGTCGGAGAATCCACCGACCCAAAGCCTAAGCCTGCCCAAGATGCCCAATGGGACGAATCCAAGCATCCGAGGGCGGAGAACGGGCAGTTCGGGGAGGGAAGCGGGCTGCCTGAAAAACAGGATGGCCAAACCCAAGCCGGAATCCTCGAAATCAAGGGTAACGAGCTGGGCTTGTGGTCGAGCATGAAGGAGCTGCGCGAGAAAGCCCGGGCGTTTGCACGACGGTTTGTCGGGAAGACTTTTAAAAACCGAGAAACTGGACATGAAATCATGGTTTCCATGAGTGGGGTGAAGCACACCATTGCACACGGAAACGACGGACTGATTAAAACCATCCCGATTATTCCGGATATGTTGCAGGCTGCACATTTCCTTCACGCAGAGAAGCCAAGAATTGCAGACAGTAATGTTCTCGAAGTTGAGAAATATTCGGTAGATGTGGCGATTGAAGGGGAAGTAAAGCGGATGCTGATTACGGTGAAACACCAAACAGACGGCAGACGTTATTACGACCACGGATTTTGGGCAGACAAATGAAAAAGGCAACGTTTAATCTACGGTATATCGCCAGTTGCTAAGACTGGGTTATTGAACCGCCGTTGCCTTGGAGAGCAGCATCATAACCAACCAGCACCTTCGCGCGTTCATATGCGACCGACCTCTTAGTTGATTAGTGATACCGCTTGATTCCATTGTATGCCAACCAACCGCCGAAAGCAAGCCATGAAACTGTCCACCCCGTCCGATAAAGACATCATCCTGAAGCCGATACAGCCCAACCTCGGCGTAGAAGCCGCCTACCGCAAAAGCCTGAAAAAGCTGCTGCGTGAAATGCGCGCCGACGTGCAGGGTTTGCTTGAACGGCACTACCCAAAAGGCATTGCCCAAGACAGCCTGACGGACGGCTTGCAGGCTGCTTTGTCTGCCCTGTTACGTTATTGGCTGGCACGGCTGGACAAGCTCGCCCCGCAAATAGCGGAAATATTCACCAATCAAAGTGCAGGCCACACTGAGAGAGCTTTTCAGACAGCATTGCGTGATACGGGGTTTGCCGTCCGTTTCCGTTCCACGGTGCAGCAACAAACTGCTTTACAGGCTGTACTGGGCGGTAACGTCTCACTTATCCGCTCCATCGGCCAGCAATACCTGAACCGCGTAGAAGAGAGCGTGTGGCGCAGCGTGAATGCAGGCTACGACATGGCACAACTGACCCGCGAACTGCGAAAGGACTACGGCATCAGTGAACGCCGCGCCGCCTTTATCGCGCGAGACCAAACCAACAAAGCCAAGGCTGCCATCGAAAAGGCACGTCGGCAGGAGCTAGGTATAACAGAGGCGATATGGATGCACTCCCACGCAGGCAAAGAGCCGCGCCCGAGCCATGTTGCCGCCAACGGGAAACGCTTCGACGTGAGCAAAGGCATGTATCTGGACGGCAAATGGGTACAGCCGGGGACAGAGCCGAACTGCCGCTGCACCAGCCGCAGCGTGATTAAAGGATTCAACTCATGACAGACAAAATCATACTCGCCCAAGACCGATCCCTGCGCTCCTACGACCAAGATGGCAGGCTGCACGTTGCCAGTTCCAACATCAGCAAGGCCACGGTAAACCCCTACTACGGCAGCGAAATCCCAAACTATCAACAACTAGGTTTGGAGCCGAAAAAGGTTTACTACCTGCTGCGCGACCCGGAAGAGTTGGAAAAAGCTGCGCTATCCTTCAACAACCTGCCACTATTAAGCAAGCATATTCCCGTTTCTGCCGATGAGCCACAGAAAGAAGTGATTGCCGGCACAACCGGCAGCGATACCGTGTTTGAGGAAGGCTACCTGAAATGTTCGCTGGCCGTGTGGGATGCGGAGGCGATTGCGGGGATTGAGAGCGGCGAGCAGATGGAGCTTTCCAGCGCGTACCACTACACCGCCGATATGACTGCCGGAGAGTTTGAAGGCAGGCATTACGACGGCGTGATGCGCGATATTGTCGGAAACCATGTAGCCCTTGTCGATGTGGGTCGGGCGGGGCGTGATATTGTAGTAAGCGATGCAGACCCATTTCACGAAAGGAAAACTATGAAACTGAAAGCAGGCGCGAAAGCGCGTATTCAGGCAGCCGTACAGCCCCTGTTGGCGCAGGATGCCGAGTTGAGCCCGGATGAGCTGTTACAGGTTATCGGATCACTCACCAACGAAGTACAGACGGCTGAGGACGACGGCGAAGAGTTGCCGCCCGAAAATGTCGAGAATGTCGGCACGGACGAAGACGAACCGGAGGAAGGCGAAAACAACCCCGCCCCCGCCGAGCCGGAAGAATCTGCCGAAGACGAAGAACCGGAAGCTCCCGAAGGTGGTGCGCCCAAGCCCGCGCAAGACCGTGCCATTTCCAAAGTGGCAATGGATGCGGCCATCAAGCGTGCTGTGGAAGCCGAGCGCCAACGTTCGCAAGCCTTGGCTACGGCACAGCGCGAAGTGGCGCCCATTGTCGGCGATGTAGCGATGGATAACGCTGCGGACGTGTACAAGTTCGCGCTTGAGCAGAGCGGTGTTGATGTAACTGGCGTACATCCTTCTGCCTACCGCGCCATGGTCGGCATGTTGGGCAAGCCCAAACAGCCGATTGCACAGGATGCGGCCAAAACCGCCGAACAGTTCCCCGGTTTATCACGAATCAGAAAGGCTTAAACCATGTCATTCCAAAAAGCAGTTAAATCTTACCAAGCCCCCGCCGTTGCGGGGGATTTTGCTGCCCACAACCCGAACGCTTCCATGCTGGCGGGTGAAGGCACCCTCGTTAGCGGCACGGACGGCGTAACCGTTGGCGTGTTTGCTTGGGCGGATGCCGACGGCAAAGTGTCCAACAAGAAAACCGCCGGCGCGCGTATCGGCTTTGTCCACCGCGAACAGCAAGCCAGCATCACTGCCTATCTGGCGGAACACGGTAATCAAATCCTGCCCGGCCAAATCATCACGCTGGCTGTAGCAGGCGACTTCTGGGCGTATTTCCCTGCCGGTGCCGATATCGGGCAGAACGTGTTTGCCAAAGACACCGATGGCAGCCTGAAAGCATCAGCCGCCGACACCGAAACAGGCCACACCCTTACCCGCTTCAAGGTAGCTTCCAAAGCCGCAGCGGGCGAACTGGCCAAAATCACCACATGGGAGTAATTGAATGAATACCTTACAGCAATTAGAACGCGATGCCGGCATCGTCTTTATGGGCGGCGGCAAGAAGCTGATGAACGAACAGGTTCAGGCAGCTTTGGCAATGGACGCACAGCCTGCGCTAACCACTACCGGCAACAGCGGCATCCCCGCATGGATGCTGACCTATGTAGACCCGAAGCTGATTGAAGTCGCCCTGCAGCCGATGAAGGCCGCCGAAATCTTCGGCGAAGTGAAAAAGGGCGACTGGACGACCGAAACCGCTATGTTCATGCTGGTAGAGCCCACCGGCGAAGTCTCCAGCTACGGCGACTACAACAACAACGGCGTAAGCGGTGCCAACGTCAATTTCCCGCAACGCCAAAGCTACCACTACCAAGTGTTCACCCGCTGGGGCGAACGCGAAGTAGCGCGCGCCGGCGAAGCCAAGATTGACTATGTGAACCGTGTCAATCAGGCCAGTGTAAACGCGCTCAACCGCTTCCAGAACAAATCCTATTTGTTTGGTATCAAAGGTTTGCAGAACTACGGCATCCTCAACGACCCGAGCCTGCCGGCCGCTACCGCTGCCGCGCAAGCATGGGCAACCGCCACCGGCGAGCAGGTATACGAATCCATCCGCAAGCTGTTCCAAAAACTGTTGCAGCAAACCGGCGGGCTGATTGATATGAACACACCACTCTTACTGGTGTGCAGCCCCACCGCCAGCGTGGAGCTGACCAAAACCAACCAGTACAACGTAAACGTTACCGACCAACTGAAAAAGAACTTCCCCAATCTGCGCATCGAGACCGTGCCGGAATATTCCGCCGCATCAGGCGAGATGGTGCAGTTGATCGTGGAAGAGTTGGACGGCCAACGCACGTTGGAATGCGGTTTCACCGAAAAATTGCGTGCGCACAACATGGTTTTGGAAGCCTCCAGCATCAAGCAGAAGAAATCGCAGGGCACATGGGGCGCAATTATCTACCGCCCGTTCTGCATTGCTTCCATGACCGTGAGCTAAACTGCCTGCAAAACAAGGCTACCTGAAAATAGGTAGCCTTTTCTCACTTCAAAGGAAAATCAAATGGCAAAACAAAAAACCGTAACCGTTGGCTGCAAGCTGCCCAACGGGCTGATTATCGAAGTTGGCGGTCAGTCAGTAGAACTAAATGGCGCGAACGCTTCAAACATCATCGGCGGCCACGGCATCACTTACGATGTGGATGCCGATTTCTTCAATGCTTGGCTGGAAGCGCACCAAGACCGTGACATGGTGAAAAACGGCTTCGTATTCGCTCACGAAGAGGCAAAAAACACCAAAGCCGAAGCCAGGGAAAAGGCCGACAACGAAACCAAGCTGGAAGCCATCAACCCTGACGACAAGGCCAACGGCGTAAGCACTGCCAAGGATGAGTAACCATGCCCGCCGTCGTCTTTGACAAAGCGCGTTTTCAGGCGGCCTATCCCGAAGTGCAGGCAAGCGATGCCCAGTTCGCTATGTGGTTCACGCAGGCCGAAAGCCTGCTGGACAACACCGACCATAGCATTGTGAAAAAGCTGGAAGAGCGCGAAATGCTGCTGTTCCTGCTGGTTCGCCACTTCGCCGCCTTGGCTGAACGTGCCGCGCAGGGCGGCTTGGTGGGGCGCATTGCTTCGGCCACCGAAGGCAGCGTCTCCGTGAGCGCGGATATGGGCGCGGTGGGCAGCAATGCCGCCTGGTATCTGCAAACGCCCTATGGCGCGACCTACTGGCAGCTTACCGCCAAATACCGCCGCTTCCGCTATGTATTGGGAGGTTGCCATGCGCGGCGGCGATAAATTCCGGCGCGTACTGGCCGAAATGGTTGCGCAGACAAAAACGGCCAAGGTGCGCGTCGGAATCATCGAGCAGGCAACCTACGACGGCTCGGACGGCGAAAGCGTGGCGCAAGTGGCCTTCTGGAATGAATACGGCACGGCAAGAACCCCCGCGCGGCCTTTCTTCCGCAATACTATTGCAGAAAGAAAAACAGAGTGGGCAAGACTGGCTGGAAAGTTCATGCAGGCCAACGGCGGCGATGTGCGGCAGTCTCTTTCGGAGTTGGGTGAAATTGCGGTTGGGGATATAAAAGAAACCATTACTAACGGTAATTTTGCGCCCAACTCCGAAGTAACCAAACTGCTGAAATATCGTTTCCCAACCAGCCCTGCGCGCGTAACCGCCACAGCGTATTACAAAGCCGTTCGGGATGTGCAACAAGGCAAGACCGTTGTCAGCAACCACGATAAGCCGCTGCAATGGTCGACAACCATGCGCGATTCAATCAAATACGAGGTAACGGACGAATGAACCTGAGAGCCATCGCTAACGCCGCCACAGTGTCGGTCAATCCGAACCTGCCCGCCATATTGAAACTCAACGGCGGCTACACCACCGATGCCACAGGGAAACGCAAATCAGGCTACAGCGAGCATCCTGTAACCGTGCAGACCCAAACCCTCAGCACGCAGGATTTGGCCTTGTTTGAAGGCTTGGCGTAGCAAGGAACGTTGATTTATGCCTATGTAACCGGCCAGTTCCACGGACTGAGGCGGCAAAATGCCAAAGGGGCGGATAAATTGGTGTTCGCGGCCTATGGCGAAACAGAAACGACGGAATGGCTGGTGAAACAGGTGGTGGAAAGCTGGCCGGATTGGTGCAAGGTGCTGTTATGGCGGCAACATTAGACGATATTTACACCGAAGTCCGGGCAATGCTGCTCGGGCTTTTCTCATGCGAAGTAGTGCGCGGCTACAGCAACAACGTGCCGTTGCCCAAGCCGCCGTTCGTGGTGATGAACATCCTAAACGAAACCGCCGCCGCCACGAATGAACATGCCTACGCCGTGGCGGATGAAACCGCCGCCGTCTCGCGCCAGTCGGAAATACAGATGCAGCTTGATTTCTATGGCACACAAGCGGGGCAGATGGCGCAGAAAACCGTTTTGCTTTGGCGCGATTTCTATGCCTGCGAACGGCTGAAATCCTGCCAGCCGCTGTATGCCGACCTCGCCCGCTTCATGCCGCTTACCAATGAAGAGAGCGAATATGAAGAACGCTGGATGACAACCGTGCATCTGGCCTATGCACCACAGGCCGAACATCATCAGAAATTTGTCAACGCTTTTGATTTAACCCTGACTCAACCGTAAAGGATATATCCATGTTCCAATCTATTCCGGCAAGTAAAATTGTCAGCGTGAATCCCGCCGTACTCAGTTCCGGCGGTTCTCCCCTGTCGATGAATGCCGTCTTTTTGAGTAAAAACGACAACCTACCCACCGGCAGGCACACCGCCTTCCCCGATGCTTCAGCAGTCGGCGAGTTTTTCGGCTTGGCCAGTGAAGAGTTTAAAGCCGCGCAAGTGTACTTTAAAGGCTTCGATAACTCGCACATCAAGCCCGGCACGCTGTATTTCTACCCCTACAACGTAGGGAAAGAGGCTGCCTATCTGCGCGGCGCAAGTGTAAAAAGCATGAGCCTTGCCGCATTGAAGAAACTTTCAGGCAACCTGAAGGTAAACATCGACGGCAGCGACAAAACCGGTGACAACATCAGTTTGGCCGCTGCCACCAGTTTCAGTGATGCCGCCGCCAAAATCGGTACTGCTATCAGTGCCACCGTGCAGTTTGACGAGCAGTTACAGGCGTTTGAAATCGTGTCCGCCACCCAAGGCAAGGCTTCCGAAATCGGTTTTGCCACCGGCACACTGGCTGAAGCCCTGAATCTGACCAAAGCCAAAGGCGCGGTGATTTCCAAAGGCAACGACGGCGACAGTGCGGAAACCGTGATGGAGGGTGTAGTTCAATCCACTTTGAATTTTGCCACCTTCACCACCGTGTTTGAGCCTGAACTGGCCGATAAGCTGGCCTTGGCCAAATGGAGCAACGCGCAGAACAACCGCTTCCTCTACGCCGCCTGGGGTAAAGAAGCCGCCGCGCTGCAAACTGGCAATATAACCTGTCTCGGCGCGCAACTGAAAGCCGCTGCCTACGATGGAACAGCCCCGATTTACGGCGGGCTGGACAAGGCTGCCTTCCTGTGTGGTGCGATTGCCTCCATCGACTTCACCGAAACGCAAGGCCGCATCACCCTGGCCTTTAAGAACCAGTCTGGCTTGAGCGTGGACGTAGACAACGCCACCGATGCCGACAACTTGAAAGAAAACGGCTACAACTATTACGGCGCATGGGCAACCGCCAACGACCGCTTCACTTTCCTCTATCCCGGCCAGATGCCCGGCAAGTGGAAATGGATTGATGCCTATGTGAACCAAATCCGCCTTAACAGCCAGTTGCAGCTTGCCCTGATGACCTTGCTTACCTCGGCCAAGGCCGTGCCGTACAACGCCGTCGGTATCGCCCTGCAACGTGCTGCCTGCCAAGACCCGATTAACGAGGCCTTAAACTTTGGCAGCATCCAGCCCGGCGTACCGTTGAGCGAACAGCAACGCGCCCTCATCAACAACGAAGCGCGCGTAGATGCCGCAGCGAAGATTGAAAGTACTGGATACTTCCTGCTGATTCAGAACGCTTCGGCGCAGACACGCGGCAACCGCCAGTCTATGCCGATGAAGCTGTGGTACACCGACGGCGGCAGCGTACACAACATCAACCTCGGCTCTATTAACGTCCAGTAACGGGCAAACCACATTCAGGCTACCTGAAACTATTTTCAGGTAGCCTGATTTATTCCTGCAATCAGGCAGATTTTTGTGCCACAAGGCATTTAATTTTGATATAAGGAGGCTTATAATGTCTTTAACTATTGAGGAAAAACAGGTTTATGTAGAGTTTATTGAACAAGTGTATAGTCATTCACTTCATGTTCGAGAAAGTGACATTACCCCGGCTGTGGCAGAGGTTTGTGACCAGATGATGTTGCAAATCCGCGAATGCTCACGAAAATTCATGGCAGCACATGCGGTATTTTCCATTTTTTACGGTGGGCCTATTTTGACGGCTAAACAATTTATTACAGCTTTCGGAAAAGGCGCCGTACTTAATGTTAAGAAATGGCTGGATACTATTCGTGGCCATCGGATTTACCGCGTTTGTATCGTTAATACCGCCCGTAACAACCGCACCAATCTAGAGTTTGCATTACGGGGTCTTTAATGCAAATGGAGGAGTTTCAATGTGGGACGTCATCCTAACTATTCTATCGCCGTTTGCACAGTATATTGATTCACGCAAGGTTCGCCTGTATACCTACCATATTCCTGCCACCGCCGTTATCCTGTTCGGATGGTCTGCCGGCGACTGGCAGGGTATGCTGCAGGTATGGTGGATTGTGTCTATATTACTGCTGTTGTGGGGATGGATGGCCTACGATCTGTTCCATTTGAGACAGGAGCAACCAGAAAGCCAAGTGACGCGATTGTGTTTGTGGTTATTACCGGCCACTTGGTTATTGAAGACCATCATTAGCTTTTGGGCTGCCTAATAAAGCAGCCTTTCCCACGCCCGCATCTGCGGGCTTTTTTATTGGAGAACCCAAAGATGCAAACCGTATCAGACCGCACCCTAACCGCCGCCAACAGCATTTTGCTGATGCGCGTGAAGGGCTTTAACGACAACTTCGTACAGATTGAAGGCTACGCCGCCGACAACGCCTTCGACTTTGGCCAAGGCAAAATCGGCGAAACCATGATGGGCGTAGACGGCCAGCAATCCGGCGGCTTTACCCCGCACGAAGTGGACTTCAACATCCAGCTTGCCCCTACCAGCAAATCGCGCGACTACCTCGACCAGCTCACTAATGCCATCCTGCAACGGCAGGAAACGTTCATGGTGGAGTTTTCGGTAGAGATTTCATCAGTGAAGCGCCGCTACACCGCCACCGGCTTCTTGGTGGAAATCCCCGGTGGTACCACGGCTAAGAAAACGCTGGAATCCGTAACCTACAGCTTCCGCATCGTGGTGAAACCAGAGGAGATTTAAGATGGCTCTGAAAACCCGGCAAATCACCATTGAGAACGGGCGGGATAAAGGCCGCGTGTTCCTGATTACCGAAATGAGCGCCGCCCACGCCGACAACTGGGCGATGCGCGCCCTTTTGGCTTTGGCCAACAGTGGCGTGGACTTGGGCAATATCAACCCCCAACAGGGCATGGTGGGGATGGTTGGGGCAACGCTGGGGGCATTGGGCAAAGTCAAGCCGGAAGACGCCATCCCGCTCTTGAACGAGCTTTTGGACTGCGTGCAAATCATCCCCGAAGGCGGCCAGCCGCGCCCGCTGAATATGGATTTCAACGACGTGGAAGACTTCACGACTCTGTGGCGTTTGCGGAAGGAGGTGTTCGCATTGCATACCGATTTTTTGCAACACGCCTTTGGCCTGACCTCGGTATCGGGCGGGGAAGAAGCGGAGGGCAGCAAGGCTACCTGAACCTGACCCAAACCATCGGCGCCCTTGTTTCTTCCCGCATCTGTACCCTGCACGAGTTGCAAACCGTGTATGGTCTGGAAGACGCCTTTAACCTGCTCGAAATCGTCAATACCGATGCCTTCAACAAGGCACAACAGGCTACCTGAAATCAGGTAGCTTTTTTAGGAATAGCTATGGCAACAGTAATTGATACCCTGTTCATGGAGTTGGGCATTGATTCGTCCAAATTCAGTCGGGAAGCCAAGCAGGCGGTCTCCAAACTGGATGACATGACCGAGGCGTTCGAGAAGGCGGAAGCAAAAACCGGCAAATCCGGCAAAGGGCTGGACAAACACGCCGAAAAGGTTAAACAGAACGTCAAGCAGGCCAAAAACCTGACAGAGGCACTAGGAAAGGTGGCAAAAGGCGCTGCCGCTCTCTTTGCCCTCGTTACTGGCTCAAACGCGCTGGATAAGCTGATTCGGGAAACCACCGAAGCCAACATACAGCTAGACAACCTCTCGCGCAATATCGGCATGAGCCGTAACCAGCTCCAAGCATGGGGCGGTATGGCCGAAATGGCGGGCGGTCAGGCTGATGCAATGAAAGGCAGCTTGGCCGGGCTGAGCATGAGCATCACCCGCCTCACTACCATGGGCGACACCTCCATGGTGCCGTTCTTCAATGCCTTTGGTGTCGCCTTGCTTAATGCCGACGGCAAAGCGCGCAACCTCGACAGCATCATGCTGGATTTGGCCGACCGCTTTTCCAAGATGGACAGGGTGCAGGCCTACAATCTGGCTAAAAGCATGGGTTTGGACGACGGCACCATCAACACCCTGCTGCTCGGACGTGCCGAAATGGAAAAGATGCTGGCCTTGCAAGACCGGCTCTACCGCTCCGGCGAGAAAGAAATTGCCGTCAGCCGCGAACTGACCCGCTCCCGCGCCTATCTCAACCAGCAATGGGATGCGCTGAAAAACATGATTGCCAATGCGCTTGCCCCGCATTTGCTGCGGCTGGTGAAGCTGGTCAGCAGCTTTGCCGACTACCTGATGCGCAACGAAAATACCATGAAGCACGTTTTTGAGGGCTTGGCTTTTGTATTGGGCATGGTACTGATTCCGGTATTGTGGTCGGCAGTAACGGCGCTGTATGCCTTTATTGCTCCGTTCGCACTGGCTGCTACCGCTGTGGCTGCTTTGGGTGCCGCGTTTGTGCTGCTCTATGACGACTACAAAACTTGGGCGGAGGGCGGAAAGAGCCTGTTCAACTGGGGCGCGTTCACCGGCTACATCAGAACCTCCAAGGTATCAGTGGACAGCCTTACTAAAGGTTTTACCTACCTACTCACCGGCTACACAAGCTGGGCAGAAGCCGGGAAAGGTTTGTTCGATTGGCTGAGGTTGAAAGGATTCATCGACGAAAACGGGGTATCGGTAAAAAGCCTCGCTACCGGTTTTCATAATTTGTATTTGGAAATCAAAACCTATTTAATGCCCTATTTCGAGGCGCTGGGCGACCTCTTCGCTAGCATCATGAGAGGCGACTGGGAAGGCGCCAAGAATGCCGCCGGGCGGGTGCTGAGGGAGGCCGGCAAAGTCATAACCGACACCGTTAGCTTCGGTGTAGAGCGAGCGGCTGGTGCGCTTGACTATGTAACAGGCCGCACCCCCGGCGCCCCCGGCTCGGCTCAGGCGGCAGCAAGAAGCCTTGGTTCAGGGGAGCGTGTCGCCAAACAGATGTTTTCCCCTGGCGGTACGATTTACTTCGGCGACAGTATCGCTCACGGCTACCGCAGCGCGGTAAACGGTACAGGGTCAACCAGAGTAGGCGCTAATCCGCAGCAGGTATTAGGCTTCATCAACGGCTATTCCGGCAACCTGCAAGGCCAAACCGTGATTCTGTCATCCGGTATGAGCAACAACCCGAACGACGCCGACAGCATCCGTGCTCAAATCCGCGCATTGCGTGCCAGAGGGGCGAACGTGCGGCTGCTTGGGGTATCCAACACCTACAATCGAAACGGCCAAACCGGCGCGAAAATGAACGCCCTGCTGGGGCAAATCGCCCGCGAGGAACATGCCACTTTCCAAGGCGGCTTCCAAGCAGGCAGGGATAACATCCATCCTGCCAGCTACAGCTCGCAGCCGTGGTTGGGCGGCGGTTCACGGCAAAACTCCGCAATGGCAGAAACGCTCGCCATGATTAGGAAGCATGAAGGTTTCTCCAGCCGCACCTATTGGGACGTAAACGCTTACCGCTTAGGCTATGGCACGGATACCATCACCGACCGCAACGGCAATGTTCGCAGAGTGAGACAGGGCGATACTGTTACCCGCGAGGATGCGGAGCGCGATTTGGCACGCAGGGCGCAACTTTTCAGAAATGCAGCACGTCAGAAAATCGGTGCGGCGGAATTTGACCGCCTGCCGGCCAAAACACAGGCCGCCATTACTTCGGTTGCCTACAATTACGGCAGCTTGGATAAATTGCCGTCTTTGGTAAACGCCGCTCGCAGTGGCAACATCAATGCCATTTCCCAAGCAATTGCTTCCCGCCAAGGCGACAACCGGGGCGTGAACAGAAGAAGGCGGCTGGATGAGGCCGCCGCAGTATTGTCTGACCTGAACAGCCGACCCGTAGGCGGGCAAGCCGTTGCCGACAATGCGCAGCGCGGTTTGCAGTCTATGCAACAAGGCGCTGTTGCCCGCCAGCAGGCACAGCAGATTACCAACAACAGCAACATGCAGTTCGCCATCAACGGCGGCATCCATGTGCAGTCTTCGGCCAGCTCCATAGACGGCACGATGGCGGATGCCTCTGCCGCCGCCCGTAACAGGCTGGTACAGATTATGCCGGCGATGGTGTGAGAAAGGTTTGTTATGGCTTGGAACTCAATCGGCATTCCAAATGTTCCCAAGTTGCCGAGAAACGCAGGCGGCGCGCTGATTAAGTTCGGCGGCGCCGCTTTAATTCAGGCCATCTTTGGCAACTATTGGGGCATTTTCGGACAAAACGGCATTCCGCTGCTGTTGTCAGACAACGTAATGTCAGTTAAGCATCAAAACACTTCCAAAGTGTCCAATGCGCCTATTGAACGCGGTTCGTTCGCCAGCTACAACAAAGTTGGCGTTCCGTTCACGGTAACGGTGCAGATGAGCAAGGGCAGCGGCGGAGTGTTCGAGCGCGGCGCGTTTCTCGGTTTGTTGGATACGCTGGCCAACAGCACTGATTTGTTCTTAGTTATCACGCCGGAAGCGGTGTACCCGAACATGGCGATTACCGGCTACGACTACGCCCGCGAAGCTTCAGACGGGGCGCGGCTGTTGAAGGTTAATATCCATTTGGCCGAAGTACGGCAGGTGGAAGTGAAATACACCAAAACCAAGCCGGACGGCGCACAGGCACAGGCAGACGGAGGCAAGGTGCAGCCCAAGCCGATACAAAACAACGAATCCATAGCTTCAAAACTGTACGGAGCGGCCAGTGATGGGTTCGGGAAAATAACCGATACGTTCAGAAAGGGGTTCGGGTTGAAATGATTTACCAAATCCCCCTTAAACCTGTCCCGGTGCAGAAAGTGAGTGCCACATTGGGCTCTCAGGAAGTAACCGTATCGCTGCTGCCGCGATTGGGCAGGCTGTATGCCACCGTGTTGGCAGACGGGCGCGTGCTGATACGCGAACGGGTATGCCTGCACGGTATGCCGCTGGTGGGCGAGGCCTATCGCGGCTTTCGCGGCGAGCTTTATTTAGTTGATACCGCAGGCAGCCTAGACCCGCAATGGCAGGAGCTGGGCAGCCGCTTTATTTTGGTGTACCGCGATGGGCATTAAAGAAAAAATCCTGCGCGTCAGCATCAAGCTGGGGCAGGAAAAAGACGTGTGGGACGCAAAAGGCAACGATACGCTAGTTGTCAAGGGTTTGCGCACTTCCTGCCAAATCAATTACGGCAACGGGGCAGTCATGCCGTCCGCCCGAATCAAGGTATACGGCCTGAAGCTGGACAGTATCATGAAGCTGTTGCGGGTGAAATGGAACACCGAACAGTCGATGATGAATTTGGTTCAGGTGGAGGCCGGCGAACAAGGCAACCTGAGCGTGGTCTATACAGGCAACATCACGTTTGCCTACCCCGAAATGGGTGGCGCGCCGGATATTTGCTTGGTTATCGAGAGCCATACCGCCGTTTTGTGGCAACTCAAGCCCGCCGAAGCGGTCAGCCACGAAGGCGAAACCGATGTGGCACAGGCGATCGAAGCTATCTGCAAACGCATGGGCAGGCGCTTTGAAAACAACGGAGTGCAGAAAAAAATCAGCAACCAGTATTTGGACAATACCGAACTGGACAAAATCCGACATATTGCCGCCAATGCCGATATAGATGTGTACATCGACAACGAAACAGTTGCTATCACCCCCAGGGGGCAGCCACGCATGATTGATGTGCCAATAGTCAGCCCGGCTACCGGCCTAATCGGCTACCCGATACCGGACTTGCAAGGCGTGAAGCTGCAATGCTTGTACGACAAAGCCCTGCGTTTCGGCGGACTGATTGAAATTTCAGGTAGCCTGATTGAGCAATGCAACGGCAGATGGCGTGTGTTCGGCCTGTCGCTGGACTTGGAAAGCCAAGTGCCGGGCGGCAAGTGGCTGGCCAACATCAAAGCCGCCAATGTGGAGGATACGAATGTCAAAGTCGCAACATAGCCGGGCGCAATACCGGCCAGAACAGTCACAAGGCGGCGCGGGCGAAATTGGCGCGATAGTGTCCGGTATCGTCTCACGCATCCAAACCGTAACACTGGTGCGCGTGGTTAAAACCAAAGCGGGCGGGCTTGCCCCTGTCGGGCTGGTGGACGTACAACCCTTGGTTGCCCAAATCAGCGGCGACGGCACGGTTACGCCGCACGGCATCATTTACAACGTGCCGTATTTCCGATTACAGGGCGGCGGCAACGCCGTAATTATCGACCCCGAGCCGGGCGACATTGGCATGTGCGGCTTTTGCAGCCGTGACATTTCGAGTGTTAAACAGAACAAAGCGCCGTCCGCCCCGCAGAGCAGGCGGCGTTTCGATTATTCGGACGGCCTCTATTTCGGCGGCTTCCTGAACGGCACGCCAGAGCAGTACATCATGTTCTTCAAAGGCGGTATTAAGCTGTTCTCCCCCGGCGACATCGAAATGGAAGGCAAGAATATCGTACTGAAGGCACAAAACGGCGTGAGCAGCACCTCACAAACTTTTCAAACCAACACCCAAACCACGGCACAGTTTACCGGCGGTGGAGGGATTGACACAGACGGCGATGTGAAGGCCAAAGACATCAGCCTACTGCATCACGTCCATGGAGATGTGCAGCCAGGCAGCGGTAACACGGGAGAACCGCAATGAACACCCTCTATCTTGACCCGCAAAGTTGGGATTTGGCCTTGGATGTGGCAGGCAATATTGCGCTGGCGAAAGATCCATACGCCAAGGCGCAGGATGTGGCCTCTGCCGCCCGCCTGTTCGTCGGGGAGCTGTATTACGACATCGAAAAGGGCATCCCCTATTTTGAAGAAACACTGGGCAAAAAGCAGTCGTTCGCGCTGTACCGGTATCGGTTGGTACAGGCTGCCTTGTCCGTCCCCGGCGTGGTGGCGGCAGACGTGGCCGCCGAATTGCGCGACGGGCGTGTGCTTTCAGGTAGCCTAAAATTTACCGATGATGCCAAGAAACAATACGAGGTAATGCTATGAACAGTAATGTTCCACCAGTGCGCTTCACACCGCAGGGCTTGCAGATTCCGACTGAAACCGAAGTGCTGAACGGCGTGCTTGCCGATTTTAATGATGCCTTCGGTGGCGGCCTGAACCTGAATTTGGAAACGCCGCAGGGGCAGCTTGCCTCTTCTCTAGCCGCCGTGATTGCCGACAAAAACAACCTGATTGTCGAACTGGTCAATCAAATCCACCCGGAATATGCCGAAGGCGTGATGCAGGATGCCATCGCGCAAATCTACTTTTTGCAACGCAAGCCAGCCACCGATTCGGTGGTGGTGTGCGAGTTTATCGGCCTGCCCGGCACACAGATTCCGCAGGGATTCATCGTGCAGGATGAGGCAGGCAACCAATGGGCTTTGCAGCAGGAAATCGGCATTCCCATCAGCGGGAAAGTCAGCGGCACACTCATTGCTGCTGGGCAGATTGAAGCACCCGCCCACAGCGTAAATATTATTTATCAAGCCTTGGTGGGGCTGGATAGGGTGGATAACCCGCACCCCGCCGTTCCCGGACGGGCGGAAGAGAGCCGCGCCGAATTTGCCGAACGCAGGCGGCGCAGCGTGGCCATCAATGCCCACGGGACACCGCAGGCAGTGTATGCCAACGTGTTTGCGTTGGACGGTGTGCGTGATGTGTACGTCATTGACAACCCGAAAGGCCAAAGCGTACAGGCCGGCGCGACCAACTACACGCTCAAGCCGCACAGTATCTATGTGGCAGCGGTGGGGGGTGATGATACGGCGGTAGCTGAAGCTGTATTACGCTACGCGGGCAGCGGCTGCGATTTCAATGGCAACACCGAAATCACAGTGTACGACCACAACTACAACGACCCGAAGCCTGCCTATCAGGTAGCCTTTATGCGCCCGAACGAACTGCCGGTGCATTTCCGTATCAAAATTGAGCGCGGCGCATTTGTTGGTGCGGAAACGGCCATCAAACAAGCCGTCATTGCCACCTTCAAGGGGCGCATCGGTGCAAATCTATATGCCATTGGCTACGTTGCTCCAGTGGTAAAAGCTGTGCCGCAGGTGCATGTGTTGGATGTGGAAATCGGTTTGTCGGCAGGTAGTATGGGCAATTCCGTAACAGTAGGTATCGACCAAACGCCCGTTGTTCGCGCCGAAAATATCGAAGTGGTGAGCGTATGATAACCGTGGGCGAAACCTTAATCAGCCAATATGCCAACAGCCCAGTCATCTGCCGCCTGATACGGCGGTTTGACGACTGCCTAGACCCGCGCACAGACAAACAGCGGTTTTACGATACCGTGTGGAACGTGTCCACCGCACAAGGTTTTGGGTTGGATATTTGGGGGGCGATTGTCGGTATTGAGAGAGAAATCATGATTAGCGCGCAAGACGAATACATCGGCTTTGCGCAGGGCTTTACTCCGTTTGGCAGCGGTGTGTGGAGTACTTGTGAAGGCCTGGAGCGACGCTACCGTTTGGACGACGACACCTACCGCCGCGTGATTATGCTCAAAGCCATGAGTAACATCATTTACGCCACCGCCCCACACATCAACCGCCTGCTGCGTGAGATGTTCGGTACACGCGGGCGCGCGTATTTTGTGAAAAACGGCACGATGGCCGCGCGTTATGTGTTTGAGTTCTACCTTCTGCCCGTGGAACGCGCCATTATCCGCCAAAGTGACTTATTGCCGCGCCCCAGCGGCGTATTGCTGGATTTTTACGAGCCGGAGGCAGACAAAACCTTCGGCTATATTGAAGCCAACCTAGCACCCTTCGGCGAGGGTGCTTTTTTTATGGGAGTTTAAACCATGCCACAGCCAAAACTGCTCTCCAAACCTTGGGCGGCGGACGGTCTGAAAAACAGTATCCCCGTCACCCGCAACGGCTCTCTGGCGCAGGAGGCCGCCACCTATGCCGAGGGTTTCCCAAACATCACGATGACCCCGATTTCAGTCGGCGGCAAACCGCCCAGCGGCAAAGACATGAACGGCATATTGCACGAAATCAGCGCGCACACCGTTTGGCAAAACCAAGGCGGGCGCTACCGCTTTGACCAAGCCTTTTGCGATGCAATCGGTGGCTATCCCAAAGGCGCAGTGCTCATCAACGATGCATCAGACACCGAATACATCAGCCTAGTGGATGCCAACACCCACAACCCGAACAGTGGCAACAACACAGGGAAATGGGCGGTACATGCGGGCAAAGGACTGAAAGCCAGCACCACACAGGCCGGCATCGTGCAGCTCTCATCTGCCACCAACAGCGACCGCGAAGATATGGCCGCCACCTCCAAGGCCGTTAAAACGGCTTACGACAAAGCCGAAGAGGCGGTGCGGAAATCACTGCCGCTGGGCAGTATCGTGGCCTTCCCGCGCGTTGTAACGAACCCGGTCGGCTTTTTAAAGGCCGACGGCAGCACCTTTGCCCAGGCTACCTATCCAGACCTGTATCGCGTATTGGGTGGTAACAAGCTGCCCAACCTTACGCGCTCCGACATCGGCATGACCGCCTATTTCCCGTTTGGCGACATCCCCGACGGC